TTACAGGCGGAAAGTCTGGAATTGATAAGGAAAGACGTGAACTTGTTCGTCAAATTTTCAGCAGGGATTACGGTGACACTTTCCCCGAACTACTGAAAAAAGAAGTGATGGCTAAAAAACGTCTCTGTGTCTTCATGGCTTCTTCTGCAGGTGCTGAAGGTATTGATCTCAAAGAGGTCCGAAACGTTTACGTCATGGAACCTTACTGGACCCCAGGACGTATTGAACAAGTTATTGGTCGCGCGATTCGTCTGCGTTCGCACGATAAATTAGATGAAGCAGACCGTAATGTTACCGTGAAACTTTACATGACTGTATTTTCAAAAGAACAGTCCATTGTTGCAGAAGGAGCTAACATTGTGATGGTTCGAAGAGCGGATATGATTCTGAAACGGTACGAAGGTGATGAACCCAAAGAAGTATTCATGTCTACAGATGAATTCTTGTATGAAATGGCGTATGAGAAAAGCAGGATTATAAAAAGCATTACGGCTGTTCTAAAACAAGCAGCAATTGATTGCGAAATTCACCGAACCCTGCACACAAAGAACGAACCTACACTTCAGTGTATGCGTTTCGACACGACAGTTACTGCGGAAGATTTGGCGTATCGTCCAAAATACATGACCGATGAAAAAGATGCTCTTTACACTAAAAACTTAGTAAAACGTGGACGTACTTTGCAAAGAATATCAGTAAAAGGAATTTTTATGATTATGGATACTGTTACACGTGAGATATTTGATCATGCAGCATTTGAAGATAATAATCGTCTCATTCAAATTGGGGAACTTGTTGGAACTAACAAAATAACGTTTTTTCCTCACGTAGTTCTATAATAGAGTAGATGGCATCTAACGTGAGCGCACAAACTCGTGGACTTAGCGCAGCAGATTGGACGCGGCTTCAGCGTTTGCGCGGTGCTCGATCATATTTGACAAGTGTAGCAAGTAATGAAGATATTAATGTTGCAACAGTTCCTCAAACTCCATACAATCCTTCTTTGCTGATTCCTCGTCGCACGGGGCCCAGCCGAATCCAACGACCCGCAAGTGATTGGATTTCCTACGTAGGTTCTCAAACTGCCGATTTTGTCTTGCAGAAAGATACTACAGCAAATGGCAAACAGCTTACTAAAACGAGACTGTGTGACTGCAGTGTGTCTACTTTAACTACTAGAACAACGGGATGCAAGAAGTGTTCGGTTTATGTACATAAAACTATGAACTAAGAAACAAGAAGAATGGCAGGCATTATGCAATTAGTAAACAAAGGAGCCCAGGACCATTTGGTGACTGGCAATCCTTCTTTTACCCACTTTAGGTCGGTATACAAGCGCCACACAGATTTTGCAATGGAACACTTTCAATTACCCTTCAGAACAAATAATTTGAATATTCCTACGTCAGGAACTCTGACACTAACCGCTCGTGTAGAAAGGTATGCTCAATTGCTACACGATTGTTATTTAGTTTTTACAATTCCAAATATCTATTCTCCAATTGTACCAGTAGCATCCACTACTTCGTATTCGCAACTAAATCAAAGCTCTCAAGCAATAGGATATGAATTTGCGTGGGTTCGTAATTTAGGGTACAATATGATAGCAAGTGTTTCAATACTGATAAATGGTCAAGAAGTCGTAACGCATACGGGAGAATGGATGAAACTATATGCTGATTTGAACTTTAATGCTAACAAGAAAAATATTCTTGATGAGATGGTTGGAAATGTTCCAGAATTGTATGACCCTGCAAATGCGTTTGATAGAGTAAATCAGTACCCTCACGCAATTTCATCTCCAACGTCTCCCGCCGAACCTTCTATTGCAGGACGTATTCTGAGCATTCCACTTCATTTCTGGTTCTGTGAAAAAATTGGAACCGCACTTCCTCTTGTTGCACTTCAGTACTCACAAGTAGACATACGTGTAGAACTTCGAAATATGTACCAACTATTTACTGTTCGAGAAATTCGTCCAAATCTCACAAATTCTGGAACGAGAATTGCTCCAGACTCTTCATCTACTATGTACACAATGACAAATTTTCTGTCACCTCCAACACCAACAGTACCTCCAATGCCTCTGGATACTAGTTTAGTAACTTGGAGCCTAAATCCTTACGTAGAAGCAAATTATATATTCCTTTCGGACGGAGAGCATGTTCATATCGCAAAGAATGAACATTCGTTTATAATTCATCAGATGGATATCCAGCAAGCAAACGGTCAGTACGGTCCTACAAATGATGTTCCCGTTCTAATGAAAAATTTGTGCACCCAACTTATTTGGGTAGCACAGAGAAGCGACCGCCCTCAGTTCAATGACTATGATAATTATACAAATTGGGAAAATCCATTTCGTCCTCCTCCAAACGCTAATGGTCAGCAGTTGCAAAGCACCTATTTTTTAACTTCAGGATCAGCTCTGAACACAAATGTTTCGCAAAGAGATATTTTGCTTGAATCAAATTTGGTTCTTGACGGAAAAGATCGCTTTTCTCCAAAACCTACAACATTCTTCTCACAAATAGAGAATTACAAACATCATTCTGGAAAGACAATCACGAGTATCCCTGGAATTTATTCTTACTCATTTGCATTAGATCATCATACAGGTCAACCTAGTGGACATATTAACGGTTCAATGTTCAATAAACCTATTCTGCGAAACAGTTATGTGCAACCTGAATTCACTATTTTGCTTGAGACAAATGCTACAGTCTGTATTCTAAAGAGCACTGCAAATAATGCAAATCCAACTATAGTTAATCCAGCTGCAGTAGATGCATACGGTAAGTTACTATACGGCCCTCGTGATATTATTACTGTTGTTCGCAAACAAGACGCACAGACATATAAGTACACTTATAATGTACGTATTTTTGTAGAGTCTTACAATTACCTAAGAGTAATCGGAGGCGTAGCGTCGCTAGTATTCAGTTCTTAATCGAAACATAGTATAATATGAGTAGCGGAGTCACAATACTTTCAGCCAGGTATGGAGTTGGTTCTACGACCGTTGATGTACAGTCTGCAGTAAGCGCTAGAACAAAAGATGGAAAGGTTAATTTTGTCGTAAGTCCAAGTGCTCTTAATGTAGAAGATCCTGCGCCAGGACAAATTAAAACTTTGACTGTCGAGTACACTATTAATGGTGGACGATCTAATACAGATACTGTAAAAGATGGCAACTATTTAAAAATTGATGCTCCTCCTCTGAGAAGTGCCACAGGTCTTCAAGTTGTAAAAGCAGAGTACGGTTACGAAGGTAACTTTGCCGATGTCACGGATGCTGTTCAGAACTATGTATCAAACGGTTCTATTTCTATAACTGTAAGTCCAAGTACGGTAGGAATACCTGATCCGAATCCTGCCAAACCCAAGCTTTTGAAAGTAGATGTCACCATCAACGGAGCTTCTTCAAGTTACACTATTCCTGACGGGAAAAAGTTCGACTTATCTGCTCCTGCAATGGATGATGGTCACGTTACGCCTATAGCAGAACAAGCCCAATCTGTATCTTCAACTCTGATGAGTAGTATTTGGATGGTTATCAAATATTCGATTTATTTTTCAGTCACTATTCTTGCATCAAAATACGGCGAAAGAGCGCTTGGATCTTCGGGTAAATGGGGGTTCGGTATTCTTTCACTGATAACTTATGGAGTATTTCCAGTATTTATACTGCCATTCATAGTATTCTGGTGGAGACTGTTTTCTGCAAAGGATGTTTACTATTAGGTAAATGGGCGACACTACAACTCCTCCTAAAACTCCCAAAGATTTGAAAGGTCCTCCAACAACTCCTCCCAAAACGGTAACTCCGATGGATGTTACTAAGCCAAAAGGAGGAAAGAAGCGCAGGACTCGCAAACATCGTCGTACGCAGAAAAAAAAACGTTAGTATCTACTCGTCATCAGAATCAGAGCACATGCCCTTGAACTTTCCGACGCCAGCGTATCCCTTGAAAGAATCCTTTGATGCACCTTGGTGGACGGCGAAAGTGAGCTCCTCTACGGAGTATGTCTCACCTTCAAACTTCATGTCCTTCATTTCGGCCTTAGGGTCTGGCTTCGGGCCTGTTACGGTCCGTCCATTCTCTGCATCCCAATAGTGGCCAGGCGTATCGCTCTCATCGAGATCGTCAAGAGCCTGAAGCTCCTCGATCGTGGGTACGACAATTTCCTTGTCAGCTATCTTGGGGCCATCCTGGAGCTGCCTTACGGTAGCCTCCTCGAGCTTGAGCTTCTCCTCAAGTGCCTCGCGGGCCTTATCATCTTTAAATGCGGGCTTGTTTGTCGCAAGCCTCTTCTTCCAGTTCTCCACATTACGCTCCGCCTTCTCAAGGGGAGTCATCTCAGAAACTGTCTTCTTCTTTGGCTTCTCCTCTTCATCGGGAGCGCCTGCACCTGCAACCACCTTGACCTTAGTGGTCTTCTTGGTTGCGGGCTTATCTTTCTTGATCGTCATAGACGAGCGAATTTCATCAATAATGCTTCCCTTCAGCTCGCCAATTGCATCCTTGAGGGATGCGATCTCGGTCTTGAGAGACATGATTTCAGCCTTCGACATTTTCGAAAGATTATCTTTAAAGATATATCTCATAAAATAGAGAAATCCGTTTTGCGTTTTAGGGTCTCAAAACTAGTGGCTTTCAAAATACAAACATGTCAAGCACAGAATTTGCCAAGACTCATCTTCGCGAACATCTTGTAAGTCTTATTGTTCCTCCCGTAAGTGACGGGTTCTGGAGCATTTACGATTCTGCAAAAGATCTATGTGAGCGCAATGGCCAACTAGATCAAGTCCTGCGTACATTTCAGAACATGCTCACCAAAATTCCAGAATGGACGGATGCTACCCTAACCACAGAGGTAGAGCGTATTGTAAAGATCACTAAATGCACGTATATGGATGATTTGCTGATGGGAGTATTTATTTCGTACATGCGTTCATTCGCAAGCCTACACTACCGTGGCTCTTCGTCTGAAATCAAGATTGACTTTAACCGTCCCAGTTTTGCAAAGTTTGTCCATGAGCTCTATAAACATTCAGGACGCAAGTTGTGGCAGGTAGCTTATTATTTCAAGACGCTTGGCGTAAGCTCGGAAGTGCAGGCACGTAATCGCCAGGAAATCGAGAAAGTTGTTACGGATTGTATGGAGCAGGTTATTCGCGGATTCTTGCCGTGGGAGGCTATTGCAAAGAAGTACTTTGCAGATGAAGAGGAGCCAGACGATGAGCCACCCAAATCTCTTCCTGAAGTAAAAGAAGAAGTCAAGCACCAAAAGGTAAAGTTTGATGATCTAGAAGACGAAGAGGAAGATGAAAGTGAAGAGGAGGATCTTCCTTCAATCAAGGTTTCGGAAGAAACGGCAGAAATTGATTTCAAGGATTTGGATGAGGTTAAGCCTGAACCCAAACCAGTTATTGTAAAACTTCCTGAAATTCCCAAAGAAGAGGATCCTCTGAAAGAACTGGAGTCGCGTGCTTCGGAGTCCCTCGTTCTAAATCTGTAAACTTAACCTGATTTTCGAAATAAATGATGATTGTTATTGCTTCGGTTGCTGTGGCAATAGTTTGCTTTATTGTATATACACTTGAACGACGCTCAAAGGAAGCGCCCATCGAGTGGATTGATGCTGCAAAGCTCAGCTTGTTTGGTGGTCTAATTACTGCAGGTGTTATATTTGCAACTTCTACAAACGTAATTGCAGACACAATGAAAAATATGGACATTCCTGCAGTCCAGGACATGTTTGTGGGCAAACCCTCGTTTTAGTTAGGAACAGGAGGTCCATTGTTTAGGTCATCGCCGTACTTGAAGAAGCACGCGACTTTATCGACGGCTTGTACATAAGCTTTCGTCCAATTCTTTGGGCGTTTGAAATACAATCCGCGTCGGTATTTTGGGTGGTACCTGTACGCCTCTAGAAATCCAAGAACGTATTCGACATTATAATCTGTTAAGCCGTGAACTGGAAAGACATGATCTTTCAATATCTGTTCCTTATCGGATTCGGTTAGTTTATACTGTACCATTTTTTAGGATAAACAATTTATTATATAAATATCCGTTTTAAGCGTCAATGTGGCATACAGAAGTTCCTGCAGGCACAGAATCTACCTTAAACATTTTCAAATCACCAATTTCACTTCGTGGAACAGCATCCTTACAGAAGCGTGCAATCGCCTTGTAAAGATGGAACCCATGATACCTATCATGCTTCAAATCTTTCTTTCCAAACATTACTGACGAACCATCTTCCAACTTGAGCCATTTTGTAAAGAATTTGAAAACAGTATTGTCGCGATAATCAAGGCACTCAGGGCCTTCAGGAAACAAGTCCCAGAACATGGAAGTAGCAAGACGTACAAGATCAAACGAAGGATTTGGTTTTATTACAGGATGTTTTGGTAGATATTCAGGTTCGCAGTTATATTGACCTCCTGCTTCTTCATCAATGTTAAAATGATCGCTCATGAAAACTTTGGGCTCTTTCATTCCCATAACACGAACATTTGCAACACACCGCTCAAAATCAATGATCTTAATTAGCTTTCCGTATGTCGGAACCTTATAGAATTTGCCTTCGCAATTATAATAAAAAAACTCTTCAACAGTATCTACGTACATAACGTTATTTGAATGCAAATCATTATGCGTAAACGAAAACATGCGCTGAGCAAATGCTAGGGCAAACATTACTTGAGATAGCCAAGCAAGATGTTTGGCTTCGTCAGAAACAGCCGAACAGAGTTCAAAGAAAGTTCCAGAACACTTTTCCATGAGAGTCATTTGGACAGGAACGTTCTTGAAAGAAGCCCACGCGAAAGGTTCGTCATCTGATTCATCGTCCTCCTCTTCCTCATCTGAATCGCATTCACAAGATTTAACTGCAAAGATATATGAAGTGGAAACAGAAGAGGAATCAGATTCATCGTCATCGTCATCTTCTTCGCCACTGATAACGCGAGACATATCTGCAGGTTCTGTGTGGGGAACTTCTAATGAAGGATACTCTTCAACATCTTCTAATTCAACATCTTCCCCTACTGCAACAGGTGCCCGAGAAGTGCGAGTATGAGTGAACATAGCATCTCCAATTTCATCCGCAAGTTTCATTTCGAATGTCTTTCCAATATTCTGCGAAAACCAGGATCTGTCACACAAATCGCCGTAATCGTCTGAAATATCTATAGTGTGTTTATCGGAAACTCCAATAAACAATCCAAATACTTTGGGAAAGTGCTGGCATCCTGATTCCGAAAGAACGGCAGATACTAGAGCACCTACATATGCCGCATTACCAGGATTCTGGAGTTTCTTTTGCATTTCAACAAACTCTTCCGATAAAGAAGGAAGACCGAAAGAAGTTCCGTAATCTCCCTGCATCCATTTGTATGGACTGAGAAGCATGGTGATCTTCTTGTGAATTTCAACTGTCTTTCCACTAGAAGTCTTTATAGTGTTTTCATCAACTAAAGAAACAATCTCTTCGGAAAATCTGAATCCAAACTCTTTGGGATTCGAGAGAACTTCGGTTTTAAATAATCGTTCAATTGGAGGAAAAAATGGTTGGAGATGGTCAATATTCCAATGCTGTTTTGAAACGTTCCTTACCTGCTTCATGTCATATCGGTGGACCATCAGTGGAACAGGAATGGTTCTCAAATCGGACTGCTTTCGTTTTCCCATATATTATCCAGAGGGGTTAAAGCAAATCGAAAATATTCACGCACAAAACTAAGGATGGCGCTGAATTTTCAAATCAAAAAATTCAATATTGATATGTTGAAAGACCGTTGCGAAATCGATTCACGAAAATCTCCAATGATTGTTATTATTGGAAAGAAAGATACGGGTAAATCCTTCTTGGTTCGCGATATTCTGTATAATGCCCAGCATGCGTTTCCAATTGGAACAGTGATTTCGGGAACTGAAGTAGCCAACGAGTTTTTCCAGCATATGGTTCCTTCAAAGCTAATTCATGACAAGTACAGGCCTGAAATTGTGATGGGTGTTATTAAACGTCAGCTTGGCGCTAAAACTGCCCGCAACGAAGAGAAAAAGAGATCAGGCGGAAGTTCTTCTGCCGATCCTCGTGCTTTCCTTATCTTAGATGACTGTCTTTATGACGCTTCGTGGATTAAAGAAGAATCGACTCGTTACGTGTTCATGAACGGTCGTCATATTGATTTGATGACAATCATTACCATGCAGTATCCTCTCGGTATTACTCCCAATCTCCGAACCAACGTCGATTTCGTGTTTATTTTGCGAGAGTCTATCGTGAATAACCGTCGTCGTATTTATGACAACTATGCAGGTATGTTTCCCACTTTTGAAATGTTCTGCCAGTTTATGGACCAATGTACCGAGAATTTTGAGTGCTTAGTTATTTGCAATGGTGTTCAGTCGAACAAATTAGAAGATCAGGTGTTTTGGTATAAAGCATCAGATCATCCAGTGTTTCATATGTGCGACGATTCGCTTTGGGTAGATAATAAACCGTTCTCAAGCACGATGTTGGCAGCAGACGAGTACAATATTGATTCTATGCGGAAAAAGAACTCGGGACCATGGGTGCATGTTAAAAAGACTCCATGAGTCTATCCTCCACCTGCACTCAGCAAGGCCAAATCTGCCTCGATCAGCGCTTTACCAGCATCATTCCGACACGGCGTAAAACTGTTGGACACCCTTTTCAGGAATCCTGCAGGATCTGCCGCATAGTCTTTGTTCATCTTCTCGATGTCAACTTTGGTCTCTGTCATGTGGTAGGGCTTGCCGTTCACGTTTGGAATAGCTTGCCCCTTATAGAAGTAAGTTACACAGTATGTGTCGTGCATGCTACCACCGTGATAGTATTTCAGCTTGAAAGTGAAAGGACCGCTCATTTTTCTTGTTTTGAAACTTAAAATTTGTAGTTAAAAATTCCGTTTTACAGATCACGAGGTGCTCCGCCTTCCGAAGGGTGAACTGGCATCTGAATTGCGCTTTGAATATCAGACGTATCTGCAACTCCTGCATCAGCTTTAGAATCTTCGAGAGCCTTCTTGCGTCGCTCCTCGTTCTCCTTCTTCTGAGCCTGAATACGCTGAGTCTTCTCCTCCTCAAAGAAGATCTCGCGATTCACCTCGTTCTCCTTATACTTGCGCATAAGCTCATTCAGCTCTTTCTCTGCATACTCTACTTCGGGCATCAGGTTCTCGGAAGGATCCCACGGAAGCCAGGCACCCACCTTTCCAATATACAGGTTATCATTGGGATATCGCTTCTGCAGAACCTTGGCAAAATGCTGGGTCTCTTCCAGATTCGCAAATACGCGACGAACTTTTACACCACGGACATTGGTGCGGAAATCAACGGACTCCGTAAACTCTGCCTCCAGCTCTTTCTCCTTCTTAAGCAAAAAGACCTGGTGTTGCTCATGAATATCCGTCTTTGCAATTGCCTCATTATGCACCTTCTTGAACTCATCGAGATCCTTAAAAAGATCATCTACCTTCAAAGAATACTTCTTGGCCAAAAAAGCCATGAGCGTCTCAAGGCCCTTGATCTTCCAATCGTACTCCAGCCACTCCACAAACTTCTTATTCATGAACTCATTCTTCTGTACAATCACCTTCTCGGGCGAAATGAACGAAATGATACTGTATCGCTGAGTCGGAATTTCGGGGTCCTCTTCAAGATAATCAATAACGGTTCCATCAGATTCTTTTGCAGGGAGTGTCTCGCGAGGCATTTATGTTTACTATTTCGAGTGTGTTAAAGTTGGTACATTTAACGTAAATTAAAAATTGCGCCTTTCGGCTGTCACTCGTGAATCTCAGAGTACGTTGCAGGCACGTCGTCAACGTTGCCCCACATCTCTTCCGTGAACGACACGGTCTTACCGTCGTCGTCCTTGAATTCTGCGTGGTACGTCATTCCGTCGCCTGAGCCCATCCTGTACTTGCGTACAAAGGTCCCGACATACGTCTCTGATGCTACACTCTTGTCCTTGTTGTAGGTCTTGCGGATATACCGCTTTCCCTCAATCATTCCCACCCTTGCGGGTGCGGTTGCACGTGACATTGCTGCTTGCGCTTCTGCAATCCCAGCGGGAGACAGAGCGTGTGCGAGCTTCTCGATAAATTCCATTTCTTTCTTCTCAGTTGTACTTTGTTCTTGTTTCTCGTTTTGAAGTATAGTCTGTTTAATAAAAAAAATCCGTTTTAATAGAAAAAGTTTCCAGTCTAAAGACCATGCTTGACGATGCGCTCAACTTGGCGCATAGTCCAGCCGTACGACGAGCCTGAATGGCCTATCGTTCCGTCTTGGTCTACTTTGGATTCAATCTCGGAGAGCTTGGGATGCTCTGAGAACATGAACCCTTTAGGGGGATCGTAGCTCTTCAGGAACTTCCACCCTCCAGGGGTGTTTCGGACGGCTTTAATTCCATCCATGACATAGAGAGCTTCATCTGATGTCCGCCCATACTTGTCAGGCCAGGACCTCTTCAGGTCCTCCAGCGTGATAGCGTTAAATGCGGCTTGAGTTGACATTCTCTTGTGTTATGTTCTTGGAGTATATGACTTTAGTAAAAAAAAATCCGTTTTTAAAGATCACATCGTAGCTACGCCAAGATACTCCTGAAGGAGTCTTGAGCTTTCGCGACGGCTGGCTTCTACATCGATAAGACTGTTGAGCTCTTGTGTAAGCTCCTCAATTTTCGCACACAGCGGTGCTATTGAGTCCTTGATGTACTTCGGTACGGGTTCTGGCGCTCTGCCACCACCCATTCTTGCAAACGGGTCTTCGTTAACAGGCTTCACAAGCCTGTTGATCTGGTAAATGACTTCTTCAATCTTCTGACGCTCGAGATAAATCTCGTCTCTGCGCGCTGGGTTGGTCCAGATTGTAACTCTGGACGCCTCGAACGCAGCACGATCACGTTGATGATAAATCAAATCTTGCAATGACATTTTCACTTTCTTACCAACTAGCATTTAACTTAAAAAAATTCGTTTTATACCGAAGTATTGGGCTTGCACTGGCCTATTCCGAGAGTCTGTTGCATCATGATTGGAGCACGACATCCTTTGCATGGGCAGTCTGAATGTTCGTGGCCAAGAATGTGACCCATTTCGTGAGATACCATGTATTGACGGTAATTGTCGAGTGAAAGTTTACTTTTAGCAGAACCATGAAACCATCGGTCTGCGTTGAGCCACATCTTATTTCCGCCAAGAATTGCACATGAAAGATTATTAGGTAACCCACACTCAGATGTAATTGTTTGATTGCTTGAAAGACGTATGTGGACTTTTTCTCCGTGCTTAACTTCTTCGAACCAGTATCCATGCTTGCCCCATCCTGCAGGATCGTTGAGATACACAATGATTAAAAAAACTATAGAGGATGTGTCGTGTATTTTATATTTTTTCACAACATCGTCATCAACACTTATTTTTACATGAATTGTCATTTTTTATCTAAACATCTTTATAAAATGCCAGAACAAAAGTCCGTTGCTCAACCAATGGGTATTGATATGGGCGACCTCATGTCTCGCGCACTTAAATATGCTCTCGAAGGTCTCGCGGTAGCTGTAGCCGCCTACCTTCTTCCAGGTAAGGGTCTCAAGCTTTCGGAGATCGGTATGATTGCGATGGTAGCGCTTGCCACGTTTGCAGTCCTCGACATCTATGCGCCTAGTGTAGGCGCATCGGCACGTACGGGCGCGGGCTTCGGTATTGGTGCCAAACTCGTTGGCTTTCCCTAAGCAAGAAATTCCATAAATTTATTCATAAATCCACTTAATTCACTATAAACAACATCAATAGTCTGGAGAACACACATACTGCCGTTCTCCAGAAGTTCTACAACTATTTTTCGGCGTTGTGTTCCAATAAAGATAATCTTATAGAGAACAGGATCATCGTATTTTACGAAATCGCCGATATAATCAATATCATGAGTTGATTTCATGAAAGTGCAAATGTTCTTAATAGCCTCATGAACTTTATTGTCCATTTCTTATTTATGAAAAAGAATCGTATCCCGATTCATAATCCATTTTTGAAACACGTACAGTTGCAGCAATAAGTACATTTGAAACAGCAAAGTCTTCCCAGACACAATACATAAAATTACGGGTCGACAGATACTTCATTTGCGGGGTAGATTGCAAATATGTTGTATTCAAATAATATTCAGGCTTAATATTTCCAAACGAACGGAGTGTTGATTCGACAGAATAATTAGGAGCTAGTTTTACTCCATTCACAAATATATTTCCAGACTGTTCTGTTATAGTAATTAACTGTTCACGAATATTTGGGCTTTCTTTTTGCAGTAAAACACTTGCAACAAGGTTCGCCATTTTCTAACATTGGTTTAATTACTCTAAATTCATTCTAGAAATGAATAAGCAAAAGATTCCAAAAGCTATACGCGAACAGGTTTGGCTAAAATGTTTCGGAAAAAGATTCGAAACAAAATGTTTAACCCATTGGTGTACAAACATTATAACCGTTTTTGATTTCCAATGTGGTCACGATATTCCTGAATCAAAGGGAGGACCAACCATTCTTTCAAATTTGTATCCAATTTGTTCACGATGCAATCTTTCGATGAGCAATAACTATACATTTTCTGAATGGAATAACGTGTTTCCCGAAAAATGGAACTGTTTTAAAAGATACTTATGTTGTTGTATAAGATGGAGGCCATACGTTACCGTGGTAAATGGTACAGAATCAATCAAAAACCATACGAACCCGAACGTCAAACAAACGAAATAGCATGGATGCTTGTGCGAGAACCTCTTCTTCTAAAAGAGGAAGCCTATCGCAAATACTTTGAGAAACAGCGCCTAGAAGCGAAAGTTTTGTACCCTACATTTAACAAGGATGGACATTAGCACTATCGGAATTGCATTTGGAGTATCGCTTGTTGTAGTTATTCTAGTTATTGTAATATATTATTTTACAAGGGGAATTATGCCTGGGTCACGAACAATTGTAACAACTCCTCCTCTTGAAAACAGTATGGACGAAAATCAATCAAAATTCATGTTTTTTTACACGCCCTGGTGTCCTTGGTGCAAGAAATCTCAGCAACCATGGGCTTCTCTGAAAGAAGTTATTCAAAACTCAAATTATACCTACGGAGGTAAAAAGGTTGTATTTGAAGAAGTAAATTGTGATTCTGATAAAGGAAAAGCTAGTCTTTACAAGATAACTGGTTATCCAACATTCAAGGTAGAAACAAATATGAAAGTATTTGAGTTCTCAGGAAAGCCCACTGTTAAGAACTTCAGAGCTTTTCTCAAGGAGGTTCTTGGACCAGAGAAAGCTACGTAAAAATGACGAACATGCTTTAAAAATATCATCCAAATCAAAATCTTTCAAATCAGACACAGATGTAAGTTTTGGATAACTGAGTCGTATTGTTCGATCAGTTCTTGTTTGCGTATGAAAGTTTTCAGTTATTAGAGAATATATGTCGTGAATGTATGTTAGAGGCGACATTTCTTCAATCTTTTCTGCAGTGAATTTATTTTCTACAAGTTTGCATTTCAGGGAAAGGCAGATAGCATTATCAAGATCTGTAACAAAATAGTCAATTGATGGGCAGAACATATCTCCGTCAATGTAAACTTGATTGTACAAAATTTGAGGCTTAAAAACTCCAGGAATGGCACATGAGCATCTGAGTGCGTCTACAAGAAGAACGTCCCCTGAAAAAATAGTAGGTTTAGCTTTTGTCAAATTTGATGCAATAATGTACAATGGCATCTTTGCATCAGATAATTTGGTTGTTCTAATATTTATACCGTATTCATTAAAAACAGACTCGAGAGAATTGCAGAGTTTTTCGGTTCCAACCAAACCTTTTGAAGCGTAACTCTGAGCCAGTTTCGGGAAATCAATTTCATCTACAAAAAATGAAGGGCAAAACATATGCTTGAATTTTTCAACCGATTCTCGGTTAAATGGTAATCCAAATGCGAGATAAGTAGCAATAATTGATCCGACAGATACGCCATACACTCCTCCTGGAAATACCAATGGTTGATACTTTTGCAATTCAAGTAACACACCTACGTGCAAAATACCTTTAGTTCCTCCACCCCCCAGGGTAAGTGTTGTGAAAGGCATTCTTTGTCTTTAATAAAGTCAAGATGATGAAAGCCCGTGACGTATGGGATGAACAGGAAGAGCGCAAATCAAACAGGATGGCGGCAATGAATCCAATAATTGCTCAAATTCAATCAAAGATACGTACTCATGCCACACATTCTCCAAACGCTCCATACATTGTGTATGAAGTTCCTTCGTATGTATTTGGGTACCCTCTTTACCCAATAAAAGATGCAGTAGAGTTTCTAGTTTCTGAGTTTGCTAAAGCAGGTTACTGGGTATGGATTGTTGAAAATAATACACTATTCATATCGTGGATGAAACCTGTAAAAACTCGAGACGGCGGAAAGTCAATTCTCACAACAAACTATCGTCCACAAGTATATGATCCTTCTTTTGTGTCACCGAATATGTAAATGAAGAGTCAATATTTAATTATCCTAGTGTATGTTCTGGTAATTGTTGGATTAGAAACGTGTGCAATGAGCTGTTTTAAATCGTCATTGAATGACTGGAGGTTCTTTTTGTTGGGTGTTCTTCTTTATGTCGGTGTAGGGGGAATGTTGGTTCAAACATTTAAAATGACAGGACTGGCGTTTACCAACGCTTTGTGGTCTGGCTTATCTGTGATGGCAACTACTACAGTTGGTGTTCTCTACTTTAAAGAAAAGCTTCACTTCCATGACTTTGTGGCGATTGCAATGATCGGAGGAGGTGTTATTATTTTAAAAGTTACTGATTAAGATAATGGAAACGGTTCTTTACGGAACTCTGAATATTTGTATTTTAGCAGTTTTTTATACATTTATAGGTCTTTTATTATCGGTACTTCTTTATCACTTATTTGATGACTGCGATGAAACGTGGAAATCTGAAAATACTGCTTACCAGCTAGGAGATATTTTTGTAGAACTTGGAATTATCGGTACTGTAGCCTTCTGGACAACCTATGTGATTCGAGATTATGCCCCCATTTTCCCCGTCTCAAAATCTATGGATATTTTGATTGACACATACATTTCAGGTCTCTTCTTTGCATTTGCCATGTTCTTGTTTCTGGAACAACTAAGCTTAAAGATAAAATATTTATATGAAGAATTTATTCATAAACATATTGTCAGATACATTCCTCCAAATTGGTCGGTTATGAAAATGTTTTTTAGTTCGGTTAAAACGAATACTAAAAAAGCGAGTCCTTGAAGTACAAACATGGAGTGCTCGCATTCTTTCATTGTGGACGAAGGCGAACATGTTTGCGAGAAATGCGGACTTATTACTACCCGATACATCGATGAAACTGCAGAATGGAGAAATTATGAAGCTGGAAAAGGAGAAGATAAATGTCGCGCAGGATTTGCTACGTCAGATCTCTTGCCCGAACATTCGTATGGATGTATTGTTTCTTACAAAGGTATCATGTCTCCCGAAATGAAATCAATCCAGCGCCTTTCTTGCTGGTCACAATCCTCAAATAACCAGAGATCTTGGATGAGTATTTTCGATGCAATTCAATTGTCGTGTACACACGCAGGTCTACCCAAAGCAATAGTTCAAGAAGCTTGTGCGATTTATAAAAATTTGGAAGAAGCCCAGAAAGTACGCGGAGAAACTCGTCGTGCGCTCATGGGTGCATCTGTATTCGTTACTTGCCGTAATCACGGCGTTCCTCGTAGCCACGAGGAAATAGCGACGCTCTTCACAGTGAACATTCGTTCCCTATGTAAAGCGATTACTCACTTTTCAAAGACTGATAATACTGTTCTGCAAACCCAAATTGGTATTGCCGAGAGACTTTGTGCCTCTATGAAACTGAACGATTCCCAGCGCTCAAAAATACTGAATTTATTAGATATGATTGCCACCAAATCAGAAGATGAATTTGAGCACACTCCCAAGACTATCGTGGCAGGAGTTGTGGCTCACGTAATGAACCTAAAAACTAAAACGCAAATGAAACCTGTATCTGAAGCTTCAGGTGTTTCGACATTATCTATTCATAAAATTGTCACAAAGTTGTGCGTCTAAGGCGTCAAGTAGAGACGACCATCATTGAAATCAAGATAGAAATCTCCGCTTCTCTGGGGCTCAATGCCTGGACCCGTTGGACCAACACCCGTTGGGCCAGGGGCTATCCAGCCTGCAGTTCCCGTAGGACCGCCATATCCATAATAAATTATAGTTCCGCGAGGACCAGTTTCGCCAACACTACTTCCTACAACACCTACTCCTCCCAAGATGGATTGAATATAATCAGACGCAACTTCATTTACTATGGCATCTGGGAACGTTGCTGTAGCACGAACCCATGTTAGACCGTCTAGAGAATATGCAATAGAATCTGGATTAGTTCCTACTGCAACCCAGTAATATCCATTCCACTTTACACTATTGAAATAAACATTACTACCATAAGGCGAATTAAAATTTCCAGTTACACCCTCTGAAGTCCAATTTTTTGCATTATCGGAAGATGTTAGAATAGTTGCAGAACCAGCATGTCCTCCTCCAACAGCGACCCACTGAACTCCATTAGATGCAACGTATGAACCACCACCAGTTAGACCAAAATCAGTTGTAGTAGTTCCTCCTCCTACTGCAGTCCACCTTAGACCATCGTTTGATCGCATAATAGTTGTTCTTGAGTCAGCATCGCTACTACCAACGGCAACCCAAACACCCTCGGCATAGCTAATTCCGTATGCGCGTTGCATAAACCCGTCTGTACCAGTAATACCAGCATCTGTCCAACTTTCACCATTAGTGTTTGATACTATAAAAGGGTAGCCTTGAGGAGAATAACCATCAATAGCTCCAACCCATTTGTTACCGTCAGATGCAACATCAGATAGTACTGGATCTGTAAAAGTACCTCCAGCAGTTGAACCGCTAAGACCAACGCTTAAATTGACTACATTCCAAACAATTCCATTTGCAGAATTAAATACTTTTACATCACCAGCAATAACTGCCGATGCTACAAACTGCTTCCCGTTCCACTTTATAAAATTAGCAGCCGCGAAAGCATTTGACTCTTGAGTCCACGTCAACCCATCTTCTGAGAAATAAGTACCTACATCCGTAGATAGTACCCACGTAACGCCATTATAAGCAACTGCAGTTGCACGAAAGCTCGGGTGAAGTCCAGTTACTCCAGCTGCACTCCAATTAACACCTCGACTTACTGAACGAAGTACAAAATTTTCACCAGCAGTATCCCATCCTGCTGCAATCATAACCTTGCCCGATGACGTTGCTGCCGCACCAGTTGGACCTACAAGACCCGTAGCTCCCGTAGCACCTGCTTCACCAGTGGGACCTACCTCTCCCGTAGCACCCGTTTCACCCGTAGGACCTGCTTCACCCGTAGCACCAGCTTCACCCGTAGCACCTGCTTCACCAGTGGGACCTACCTCTCCCGTAGCACCCGTTTCACCCGTAGGACCTGCTTCACCCGTAGCACCTGCTTCACCAGTGGGACCTGCTTCACCCGTAGCACCAGCTTCACCCGTAGCACCTGCTTCACCAGTGGGACCAAAATCGCCCGTTGGGCCCATTTCTCCCGTAGGACCAAATTCACCTGTAGGACCCATCTCGCCCGTGGGACCCATTTCTCCAGTAGGACCTGTTTGACCGTCAAGTCTAACGGGTGTTTCAATCCAAGTTGGCATTTTATCATATATCTACCTTTTTTTAAATTAGTATGTTAGCGTATATTCAACATTTACCTCTGAAGAGTCATCAGCTATACCGTTAAAGCCCATACTGTGAACGGTAAATCCAATAGGCAGAGTTGTTGCATTATTTGAACTTGTTGTTATTGCCATTTGGCTGACATATACATTATTTATGTCTGGTGGGTTTACAAGAAGTCTCAAATTTGTACCCATATTCCAAGCTGTAAAAGTTAATCCAGTTGTAGCACCCACAGTTGTAGTAAGTGCTCCGCCAGCTATTGTAGCCAATGTAAATGTAGTACTTGAATTTGTTGCTGTTATTTGATATGTTGTTGGATCTGAATATGGAGAAATAATTCCAGGTACAGTTGGCGTACCCGATATTCTCACTGTTTGTCCAACTACTAATGTTGCAGCAGCACATGAAAATTGTCCCGATGTGCCTGTAATAGCAACAGTTGTTAACGTAGCTCCAGAAGTAATAGTTGTTACAAGAGGTTCGTTCATTATTGTTTTTAATTTAAAGGTAACTGTTCCATCGGCTTCATTTGTTGGCGCGCCATCAATAATATACATGTTACCTGGTGTATGTGGTGGATATATAATTGTACCGTTTACAAACGGTGAACTCAAGATCATAATCTGTTGACCATCAGATAGATACGGCGTTGCTCCTCCAACAACATTAATCGGAACGCCATTAAATTGTCCCGTTACACCTGTAATTCTGTATACAAGTATGCGTGGCATAGCTATAAAATTGTAACTGAATGGAACGTGAGGAATATTCGTATATATATCATATGGATCCTTCAACATCTCCGTGGTAAGTTGGAATGGTAATGTAGTCTGAGCATATCCCGTTGTATCGACTGCAGATTGATTGAGAACATAATCGTGATTATCTTTTGCATAAACCAAATATTTGGTACCTGCCTGTAAGACAATTGATGTTTCATTTGAAAAGTTTTCAACTGCTCTAGGAGTATTGTAATCAAACCGATTTGTATAAAATGTCGGAGATCCCTTAACGTTATCAAACGTATACAAGTTAAAGAATAAATAAAGCTGTCCTGTTCCTGTAAGAGGCATTGATACACTTGGCGTAATTACTGCCCACATTGATTTCATGTTTTTCTTTTTAATTTTAGGAGTATTTGCAGGATATGACATTGGTGCACCTGTAACTTGAGTTGGATAATATGGGTTATACATGGTAAATAACATTTTATCACTTAGTGTAAACGTTAATCCAGTTGTCGTTCCTGGTGTAGTTGCAACTGGTGTGAAATCAGTAGTCTGATATGCTAGTGTAAATCCAGTAGAGCCGTTTGTTTCAATAATAGAATAACTACCTGCAGGAATACTGCCTGAACCAGAACTTGTACCTGCGACTGTTACATACTGTCCGATTCGATAGAAATTTACTGCAGACGAGAATTGGCCTGTTGGACCTGTTATCACAATATTCGCCATAGTGTAATCGGTTAATGTGTATGTTAAACCAGTTGGTGTTCCTACAGTTGTTACAATACCTGTGTCACCTACAGTCCTCAATGTAAACGTCGTTGAGCCGTTTGTTGCGCTAATTATGTATGTCGTTGGATTTGTGTAACCAACTATAGTTCCAGTACCCGCCAATGTACCTGATATAGTTACTTTTTGTCCTACACGCAAATATGTATTAGCAACGCCTGTGCATGAAAATTGGCCTCCCAAACCTGTAATTGTAACACCTGTTAGTGCAGCAGAATAAGTTCCAGGCAATCTTTCGTATTTCCATCCACCACTCAATCCAGCCGTTGGTGGTGCTGAAATATTCAAAAATTTACTTTGGATCCCTACTCCATTTACTCCAGTGTAGCTTACACCCGTTGAACCAAGAGTAGCCGAAGTAGGTAATAATTGCAATTTATTAATAATTCCTGCGTCATTTCCAACTCCTGGTCCCGTAGGTCCCGTAGCTCCAGTTAATCCAGCGCCCGTAGCACCCGTTGGGCCAGGAACCGTAGAATCAGCGCCCGTTGGACCCGTGGCTCCCGTAGCACCCATAGCTCCCGTAGCACCTGTGGCACCTGTAGAACCCGTAGCTCCCGTTTTGCCAGTGGCTCCCGTTTCACCTGTAGCACCTGTTTCACCTGTAGGACCTGTTTCACCCGTAGGACCTGTTTCACCCGTAGGACCCGTTTCACCTGTAGCTCCCGTTTCGCCCGTAGGACCTGTTTCACCCGTAGCACCCGTAGCACCTGTTTCACCCGTAGCGCCAGTGTCGCCAGTAGCGCCAGTGTCACCTTTGGCTCCAGTTGTAATTAATGCTAGTATGATTTGATGATTATTAGCAAAATTGGAAGAACCACCACTTGTAATTAATGTTACTGGGTACACAACATAACCACTTCCAGTATTTGGTATAGGAGTTCCACTTACTAACCATTTTTGGAAATTTGCAGAAACATTTGCGTCTTGAATAATTAACTGATCTCCTTGCTTAACTATATTTAAAAATATATCAACATCTACTCCATCTTGGTCTATATGATTTACTCTAATATATGTCGATGAGGTTTGAGTAGCAAAGTTAGACCATGAAATATGTCCTGAATTTGGAGTTGCACCATTGTCTGCTTGGTAAGGAAAAAATGATGATGATGAACCATTAGCACCTTGTATACCTGTAGGTCCTGTTGCACCAGTCGCACCTGTTTCACCCGTAGGTCCCGTTTCACCTGTAGCTCCCGTTTCACCAGTGTCACCAATTGCACCTGTGGGTCCTGTTTCACCTGTAGCTCCAGTTTCACCTGTAGCTCCAGTTTCACCCGTGGCGCCCGTTTCGCCCGTGGCTCCCGTTTCACCTGTAGCTCCAGTTTCACCCGTGGCGCCCGTTTCACCTGTAGCTCCCGTTTCGCCCGTGGCGCCTGTTTCACCTGTAGCTCCCGTTTCACCAGTGTCACCAATTGCACCTGTGGGTCCTGTTTCGCCAGTGGAGCCCGTTTCACCCGTAGGACCCGTCTCACCAGTGGCTCCTGTTTCACCTGTAGCTCCAGTTAATCCAGCGCCCGTAGCACCCGTTGGGCCAGGAACCGTAGAATCAGCGCCCGTTGGACCCG